CTAAAACCCGTTACGGGGACGATGCCAACACTCGTGTGATTGGTGTGGTCTTCAAGGCTGCTTACCTTGCGACGCGTGGGCGTCAATGGAAAACCGAAAACAAAGAACAATTCCTTCGTGGCACCAAGCGCATCATGACGGGTGTTACTGACATCTTTGAGGTGCTAGAACGCGAAGGCGAATACCAACGTATGGCTGATGAGCAATACAGTCAATATCAAGAATACTTACAACGTGTTGACGAATTAGCAGCTTACTCTTTTGATTTCGATGCTTTTGAAGATGGTAAAAATGGGAGGGGCCCCGCTTGCGGGGAGGGTTCCTGTTTTTCTCCATCTTCCTTGGACTTGTGTCAATAACTGTCATCTTTTAAAAATTGGAGCACTCAAATGATTATCAAAGGACGCATCAACGATTCTGACGATATCGAGAAGAAAACGAATATCAATGAAAAAACGGGGGAATCCCGTGACTCTGGCACAGTGAAGCTTCAACTATTTAACCCTTCCGAGGTGGTCGATTGCCGTGTGTCTCCTGACGTCTGGGATTCTATGGGTGGTGGTTTGGATTTACAGAAAATCATCGATAAGAAAGTCGATTTCAAGATCCAACACGTTGAGCGTTCTTTTGCGGGTGACGGTGGAAAACACGTAAGTTTCTCTGGCTGGCACCTGCTATCTGTTCCCTCTTTTGAGCAAAAAGAGAAATAGTTAATTACATGTAATTTGGATTTAAATTATGCCAATTTGCGTAAACACAACCAGTGACGGTTTCTTAGTAGCGACATCAGAACCTATTCAGAATTGTTCAGCATATGTGATGGTTACTGCTAATGAATATCAAACTTGGTTTGAGCAATATGGGCTAACAAACACGGCAATGGGTCAAGCTTTCGGGTTGGGCTTCACTGCGGTTGTTATCGTTGGTTACTTCGGTGCTTATGCCGTTGGAATCGCTAAAAAAGTAATATCACTTGTATAAGGAAATTGTTATGAAAAATATGAACTTAGTTAAATTCACTGCCCCTGTTCTTGCGGCTGTTTCTTCTGTTGGTGCTCATGCTGCTGATACGGCATCTACGGGGATTTTTGCTGCGGTCGACTTCTCTGGTTACGCCACCTTTATCGGTACTGCAGGTGTGGCTGTTATCGGTATTGCGATGGCAGTTAAAGCAATTACAGTCGGTAAGCGTGCTGTTTCTAAAGCGTAATGGCTAGCCTACTCCATGACCTCATTTTGACACTCTTTGCGGTCATGGGGTCGCTAACAGGATGGGCTGTTATATACGGCTTCCAAGGAAGGTAATAAACGGGCGGCTTAGGTCGCCTTTTTTTATGGGGTTAATATGTGTCGATTACTTATCGTTTTCGTTCTTTTTTTTGGTTCTCTTCATTCATTTGCGGGTGTTGTTGCTGTTAATGGTCAATACCCATGTAATGTTGAAATGCCTAGTGCGGGCGCGCTTGGGCAGTGTTACGTTGATAGAGTACGAGTCTTTGGTTCTAGGGTTTTAGGTTTTACTCGGGATTCCAATAAAAGCCTAAGGCTTAAATTAGAGAATGGGCAAAGGCCATGGCTTTATTTTAGTGGTCAAGATGATGCTCCCGAGCCTGAGGATAAGTATTGTGATACCGCAGCAGGAAAAAGCGCATTAAGTAGTGCCATTAGTGCTTGTATGGATAACCCTCCAATGGGTTATGAAAATACCCATAGTTATTCTTGTAGCAATCAGGCAAAAGCTATCTTAGGCGGCTGTAATTCAAAGCCTATTGATAAACCTTGTACGGGGGATGCCTGTGGTGGTTCAGGTTCAGGCGGAGATGGTGACGGTGGGAATACTGGCGGTGGCTCAAGTGGTGGCGATGGTGGTTCATCATCCGGTGGCGGTTCGTCTGGCGGTGATAGCTCTGGCAGTGGTGACGGCAGCAAAGGCGAAAAAGGTGACAAGGGGGATAAAGGTGATACGGGGGAAGCAGGTAAAGACGGTGTGGATGGCACGAATGGTATAGACGGCATTAACGGTACAAATGGTATTGATGGCACAAACGGCAATGATGGTCGTGATGGGGTTAACGGCTTAAATGGTACTAATGGGAAAGACGGTGAGCGTGGTGCAAAAGGCGCTAAGGGTGAGCAAGGATTACAAGGTATTCAAGGTAAGGATGCTGACCCTGCTGATTTAAGTCCTGTGTTAAATAGCATTAGTAGTTTAAAGAGTTTTAATACCAGTGAATTCAATTCAGCTACAGCAAGTCGCTCAAAAATTAGTTCAAGTTTAGATTCCATTTCAGAACTGACCAGTGGCTTAGGTGGCAATATTGATGCCCTCAAAATTTCAAATAAAGATGCCCTATCTGACATTAAAAATGTCACCTCTGAATTAGGTATTAAGTCTGATAAGCAAACGGCTTACCAGCAAATCATTGCTGAAAAAATATCACTCTTGGGTGATGACTTTGGTGTGGGTATTCCTGAATTAGACAAAAAAGCAGAAACCAGCAATAACCTCTTAACCGATATTAAAACCCTGACAGAGCAAAACAGCTCGGTGCTAACGGCTGAGAATCAAGCCCAGTTGGATAAAGCCTTCGCGCAATTTGATGAAACCCAAAAGCAAACTGATGAGCTGTTAAACATAAAGGATTTGACGGCGGGTTTAGGTGAGAAAAACGATATTGGCAATGAAAAGTTAGACGGTATTTTGGCTGCAATTGAAGCCTTAAACGGTGAAATGGAAGTTACTGTCGATAATGGTGACGTTGTCACTGCTGTCGATAAGTTAGGCAATGATATTGCAGCCAGTAATAACCAGCTAGGTAATGACATAACCAAGGAGTTAAACGCATTAGGTGATGGTATTGGGACGTTAACAGATTCGGTAGATGGAATCGGTGAAACCTTTGATGCACTGGCGGAGGGGGATTTTGCTTCTGGCACAGAGGTAAGTTGTGGTCTTACTCGTAATTGTAAGTCTTATTGGTCTAGTTCTTATCCTGATGGTTTGGGTGGTGTTCTTGATGCCTTTTCTGAGCGTGTTAAATCAAAAGGCTTTACCGATGTATTAACCATAGATTTAGGCACTGGTTCATTCAGCCCTAAGTGGGATTTGTGTTTTAACAATATTGGCAATATGAGCTTCGGGTGTTTCGAACTCAGTATCAGTGATTATATCTGGGGCTTCATTCGCGCCATTATGATGTTCTCCACTGTCCTATTCTGTCGTTCTGCGGTCTTTGGTGGTTAATATGAAAAACGTTCTAATGAGTATGTTATTTGTTTTTTCAATGCCTGTTTTTGCTGCTGACGGTGGCGGTATGTTTTCATGGATAACGGAGATGTGGGAACAATTCAAAGTGTTCATGTTGAACATTGTCTACACAATAAAAGACATGCTCAGTGATTTGGTTATTTCCATTGTGGCGATATTCCTGACCTTCATTAATTCAGCGTTAGATTCAGTCATGGCGTTATTATCACCTATCGACTTTCAGCAATACATCAACCTACCGCCTAACGTTGTAGGTGTCTTAGCCATGATTGGTATTCCTCAGTGCTTAGGTATTATTGCGGTGGCATTATCGGTTCGATTGACCATGCAACTCATTCCGTTTGTTCGGTTAGGGAGTTAATCATGATCAACTTAATCATCGGTCGACCAGGGGGCGGTAAATCTTATGAAGCGGTGAAGTTTCACATTCTGCCAGCAATAAAAGCAGGTCGAAAGGTTGTCACCAACCTACCCCTGAACATTGATACGTTCGTACAAGTCTTTGGGGGTGATGTTCGCAATCTGATTGTGATTGTTAAAACCGAATACGATGACTTTGGTAACTTGAATCGTCCATTTTCCAAGGTCGAAGATTATCAAGATGAATGGCGTTCTGATGATGGCGCTATTGCCCCTTTGGTGGTTGTCGATGAGGCGCACATGGTTATCCCTACAACGGGAACCGATATCAAGCTGTTAGAGTTTTTGTCGATGCACCGGCATTATGGTTACGACATTATTTATATCTCTCAGTCAGATAGAAAGTTACATCGTGATGTGCGTGATATGGTGCAAATGCAATATCGCTGCTCGAAAAATACAGCATTAGGCTCACAACAAACCTACACGCAAAAAGTGCAAGATGGTTGCCGTGGTGCGGTGGTTAATACCAATCAGCGACGTTATGAAGAAAGCATCTTCAAGTTTTACAAGTCGCACACAGGATCAAATAAACAAGTTTCAGAGGCAATGGCTGCGGATGTTCGCCCACTTTGGAAAAGCTGGATGGTGATAGGTTCGGCTTTGTGTATCTCACTGGCTATCGGTATGTTCATTTTTACTGATGCACTCAGTATATTCAGTGCGGAGGCTTCAACTGCCTCAGTTCCTGAGTCTGATTCACCAATCACTGGTAATTCAACTATTGAAAACCCTTCTCAACCCACATCACCTAAACAGGCAAAAGTTGAAACGGTTGAAAAAGTTATTGGCGGTGTCCCCGACTTCTTACCAATGGAAGGTCTGGAAGCGGTCTATGTGTCGTCGGTTTACTTCATTAAGGCTGGCGATGATATGAAGCGGGAAATATTGATTGAAGCAGTAACGGGTAATGGCTCTTATTGGATTGGTGACAAGGTCTTGGGGCAATTTAATATAACCTACTCAGTGTACGACTATTGCTTAGTGAAATTGAACTACGGTGAGCGTAGTTACTTTCTAGGGTGTAAGCCAAGACAAGATACAAAGGGAAAAGATAACTTCTTCGATGAAGCTAAAGACGTTGTTAGTTTCTAAGTTATCAATATATAAAACAATTTGCATTCACCTCGAAAATACCTGTAGCATTTGCATCATTGAAATAACTTGTTCATATTTTGAGGTTTGAATGGATTCTACAAACTTACTTATCTTCATCGTCTTACTGTTAATTCTAGGTTTATCGAAGGCTCTACTTCGTCCAAGAAAATCTAAAATAAGAAAAGAAACATTTTCAAAAGAAATGCCCCCAAAAGAAATAACTCAAAGAGAAATAATTTCTGATGATTCTTATCAGAAAATCCCTACTCTTTTTTCTCCAGCGGAAAGATCCTTTTATGGTGTACTTGAAAGTGTTTTAACTGATAATTTTGTTTTATTAGGCAAGGTTCGCGTAGCTGATGTTATTAAGCCTAAGCAAGGGTTCAGTAAAAAAGAATGGGGTTCATTGTTTAATAAGATCTCTCGAAAACACTTTGATTTTGTTGTTTGCGATAAAGAATACTTAACGGTTATCTGTGCCGTTGAACTAAATGATTCATCTCATGATAATACTGATAGAGAAAATCGAGACAAGTTTTTAGCTGACGCTATGTATAGTGCTGGTGTTCCTTTGGTCTTCATCACGGCCAAGCGCAATTATGTAGCATCTGAAGTTAGATCCGCTATCGAACCATACTTAAAGAAAATACAGAATCACTCAGAGTCTGAGCCATTAATAAAGTTATGCCCTAAATGTTCATCACCTTTGATAGAGCGCACATCAAAAAAAGCAGAACATAAAGGTGAAATGTTTTTAGGCTGTAGCGCATTCCCTAAATGCAGGTTTATCGATAAATCTAAAGAGACAAATGCCGAAGGCATATAAGGTCACACCACCCAATTCAAATTTCATATCGGTCTTAACTGACCGATACCACGCTTAACTCAATATCTCTGAATAACCGCCCTTCTCACTGCCAAGCCGCTTTTGCTCTTATCTAGATAGTTTATTTGTAGAGTATGGAGTACATGACATTTGTTGAATTTGTAACGCTGATAGATCCTCCGTCCACAGATTGTGGACTTACAGAACCAAAATCGGTGTTTTCGATAAGTATACGGTAGTCACCAGACTCTAGTTTAATCCAACCTGACTCTGTTAGATTATCTGGAACAGGTGAAAATTTAACAATTGATATTAATGTTGCACTTGCAAAGTCATTTGTCTGTGTTTCATCTTCCCAGTTTTTGTACTCTTCTTCTGTAATGATGAATGCTTCTGAAGGGACATTATTCAGTAAACTTACTTTGACGTTAACTTGCTGGTTGCCGTCTACATTGAACTGCGTTGAAAAGTACTCATTCTTCTTGATAAGCACTGAATCTAATTCTTTCACATCATCATTACTATCGCAGCCTAGTAATGTTGTTGATAGAAGTGATAGTAATATTAGTCGTTTAAACATGATTTAGATGCCGTTTTTAGATGAATTTCAGGTATTTAACCATACTTGAAATATTTTCTCCATCTGCGCATATATGTAAATAATTGCATGCATCAAGTGGGCTTGTTTCCTTCCCCCCTTCACACAGCGAAAAGTATGATTTTAGGGGGTTGCTACTCAAATCATAACGAATTTGAATTGATAACATGATCAATATCATATGCATTGATTTTGGTAATTAACTTTCAGACACATTCTGTATTATTTTCCATACATAACGAGCTAGAATAGCAGTCAGTAAGCGTTAAGAGGCTAAGTGTGGTGTTTTGCCCTGCTAAGTCGGCTATTTAACGTAATAGGTATTTTACGAACTAGAATGTTCTGATTGTTGTTACGATTGAATGCTTGATGTAATGATGAGATATACGATCTTAGATCGTTGAATACAATGTCAGGCTTACCAATCAATAATGGAGTTACACATGCAAGTAGAAAGTAAATTTAACGTTGGCGATATAGTTAAAATAAAATCTGGAGGTCCAGATATGACAGTACAAACGATACCTTCAAAGGTAACCTCAAACTATCGCTGCCAATGGTTCGCAGGAAAGAAGCTTGAATTTGGTCTTTTTCCTGAAGGTTCTTTAGAACTTGTTGCTCAAGAAGTTAAATAATGGATGTGAATGAAATTTCATCATGGATGATTTTATTACTCGAAAAAGACGGATGTATTTATCAGGATGATGTTGTTGATAAATTAGTTAAATCATCAAGCGAAGGTTTATTACGTGAAAATAGTGATGGAAATCTAGTTCTTAATCGAGTGTTGCTTAATACTTTCAAGAAACTAACTGAGACAAATGTTGTTTGGGTTAATGCTGGAAAGTATTGGCGATTCAGAGTTCCTGAAGATGAACCGGGAAGAAATGCAAGAGGATAAGCCTAACAAGTAATCAAGTTACTTAACACGTACGTATAAAAAACTGTGCTCTGCGCATACTTCTATAACCCTTTAAAATCATAAGGATATAAATGATGGCATTATACTTTCTGACGTATGACTTAAGAAAATCAAAAAATTACGATGCTTTGTATAAAGAGTTAGATAGCTTCAACGCTGTACGTGTACTTGAGTCAACATGGTGTTTTAATCGTTTTAATACTTCTCCTGAAGGCTTAAGGGATTACTTTGAAAAGGTTTTAGATAAAGATGACGGGATAATGGTCTCCGAAGTCACAAAATGGGCATATTCAAACACTGATGGTAACCCTAATCAACTGTAGAAAAACACTTACACTTAACAATCTCATTTTGTTGAGTGTATTTCCATTTATTTAGTCACATTCCAACATACCTCTTTGGTGTATGTTGCCGGTTAAGACTCAATAAATGTTAAAGGCACAATGTGACGAGTTATACTCGGTGGTTTTAGTTTGGTGCAGGCGGTTAGACGCCGTAATGTTACACAAGAAAACTATGCGGTATAATGCTATTAGTTTCATTAGTGGAAATCAGTTATGGAAAGCAAGCTTAAACATCTAGAGTTTATTCAGAATGTGATTACTCGTATGAATTCAAACTCTTTCCTAATTAAAGGGTGGGCAATCACATTAATTTCTGCACTGTTTGCGTTAGCTGCAAAAGATGCAAATATCCAGTATGTATTGATTACCTATATAGTCATTCCGATTTTTTGGATGCTAGATGGTTTTTTTATTTCACAAGAACGTCAATATCGAAAGCTTTATGAAGAAGTTTGTTTGAAACGAGAAAGTGAAATCGATTTTTCGATGAATGCTTCAAAATTCAGTAGCGGCCGTAATTCTTGGTCATCAGGAATTTTGTCTAAAACTCTATTTCCTTTTTACGGTATCACTGTCGCAGTTACTGTAATTGTTATGTTTTTTATTGGTGGGTAGTACAAATATGGGAAGAAAAATTTTTGTTTCTTACAAGTATGCTGATGATCAAGTTAAGGCTCTTACAGATAGTATCTTTGATACAACGACAGTTCGAAGCTATGTTGATGAACTTCAAAATTATTTAGATGAAGGAGATCACATCAACAAAGGGGAAGCTGATGGTGAAGATTTAAGTGATTTTAAAGATAGCACTATTGCATCGAAACTCCGAGACAAAATCTTTGATAGCAGCATTACCATTGTTATAGTTTCAAAAGGTATGAAATCAACAAGTATATTCCAGTCTGAAAGTGAGCAATGGATTCCTTGGGAGGTGTCATATTCACTGAAAGAACTCACACGCAATAATATTACCAGTCGGTCAAATGCAGTTTTAGCTGTAGTCTTACCCGATGAAAATGACACATATGACTATTTCATCGAAGACAATACATGTTTGGTATGTAAATGTAGAACGTTGAAAACTGATTTTCTGTTTAAAATTATGAAAAGCAATATGTTTAACATCAAAACTCCGTCATTTAGCGATTGCTCAGAGCATGCTGCAGAGACTATATATCTCGGCGACTCATCATATATTAAATCGGTTAAATGGGCTGACTTTATTGGCAACATTAATCACTACTTAGATTCTGCGATTACAATCCGAGACAACAAGGATAACTACGAAATTATAAAAAGTATTCCTCAGACATCTGCATTTGGTGTATAAAGCAAGTGCTTTACACTCGGAAGTTTAATATGGCGTTGAACTGTGTTTAGCGGTAATGCACTAACAGCCTTTATTTAAGGGCTGCTAGCGGACCCATTATTAGTTCTTTAGTACCTTTCTTAACGACCTTGCTGTTTTCATTATTAAAGATAGGTTGTAGCTATCCTGCTCTGCGCCTATCTCTAATATTGCTGTACCCGTTAATACTTTGTTTGAAGAGATACTTAAACCATTTGGTGAAATTAGATTTTCTTTGGCAATTCTCCACCCTATCCAGCTTTCACTTATTCCTACTTCTCTTCCTGTGTACATTCTCATTAGCCGTTTGCATTCCGGTGGTATCTCTTGACCTCCATCCCATCGCGTGATGGTTCTCACACTTTTAAAACATAATTCGCTGGTTTCATACTTGCTTAAACCGCATTCAAATTTACGAAAAATGTAGTTACCTGTGAGTTTCGTAGACACCATGACCTTTGTGAACCTTATCAATAATTACAAGGGCTTATGTTATCCCCTGCAATTATTGAGGTTGTGCATATGTCAACTTTATTTCTATTTACCATAAAGCAAACATAATGCGCACTGGGCTACCGCTTTAACCTCGGTTGATAAACCACCCAAAATCGCCACTAAACCAAGGCTATGTAGCTGATTACCTTGGCTATTAAGCTTTTTTGCAATCTCATCCCACAACTGTTTGATGTGAGAATTTTGCGTACGGTCAGCGTGAACACCAATTAATGCTTCTTTCTCATCAATTTTGCATTCCTGCGCCAAGAAAACGGCTTGTATATCAGACATATAGCGTTTGCCACTTCTGAATTCAGAGATTCGGCTTTTCTGTACGCCTAAATCAGCTGCAATTTGTTTGTCTTGTATGTAGTTTTTGGCTGATTTATAGCTGTCTAGTAGTTTTGTCTGATACATAAAGCCTCCGTGATTTTACCCATTGTAGCTGCTTGGTTCCCAATTTGGGTATCTTGTAGTTCCCTATAAAGGGAATTATAGTTCCCTTATCTTGGAACTCAGATTTGCGTGGGTAAATATATGGCTATCAACATTCAACTTAATGACGGTGTTCGTTTCTTTGATAACGGTCGAGAAATCGTTGTTGTTACCGCTGCATACGCTCCTAAGTATTTAAAAGCCAAGGCTTACTCAAACAAAAAAGCTTTTGAGGTTGATGCCTTAACCGCTGAGGTTCTTGCGGGTCGCACGTTTTCTTTCTGGTCTGGTTCAATCCAGTCAATCAAGTAAGCGTTGGACTTCTCATGATGAATCACTCGCCATACTCAACCCAACAGCAGTTAAGCAATCAAGC